AAGGCTCTTTATATGGGAGAGGAACAATCGCCTTTTGTAAATCTATACCTGTTGCTTCGACCTCCTTGAACTCACCAGGAGCAATAGGTTCGTTGTCGCCCACCATTCTTACTCCTTTTGCCTTAAATCCTCCTGGTAAATTAGCAAACTGCCCAGCATCTACAAGACTCCTCATTGCTGCAGTTGCTGTTAAGGTTAAATTACCTAAGAAGTGTATAAGGCCTAACCCATAAAAACTAAATCCTGGTACAAATTTGTAATGGACAAAATGCATCCTTTTTTCTTTATTTGTATCACCGGCTCTATAGTTTCTACGAATACTTAATATTTGGCGAGACTCCTGTTCTACAGTTACAATGTAAGGAGCAAACTCACCTTCTTCACATTCAGGGTCAGAAATGTCAAGATGTAAATGTTGTTCTAATAATACATATTGTGGGTCACTATCAGCAGTTGGTGAGATACCCATAATTGTATTTAATTTTTCTGAAAGAGTTGTTTGAGAAGGATTAGATGCATCTGGTAATTCTACATCTGAATAGATTCCTGATTCAATATCTCTTTGCATATCTACTGGATTACGATAAATAACATGTGTATATCTATCTGCTTTTCTTAAATTACTTGCATAATATGATACGTAAAATTGGTCAATAGGTACAAACTCTGAAACAGGTCTTTCTAATCCAGCATCATAATAAACTTTTTTAATAGCAGAACCTATTAATGGTAGATGAAATAACATTCTTTCAAACTCATCAAAGTATTCTGGCATCTGCTCAGTTAATTGATAGTTCATAAAATTTTGAACTCTATTTGCTTGTTCTTGTTTATCTACAGATTGATTACCTAATATCTGTGCCTTTACTGGTCCACCAGAGGGAAATAATTCTTGTGAAGCTTTTGCTTGAAACTTAACAGCAGACTCTATTAATAAAGGATGCACTGCAGTACAGGCACCTTCAAAAGGTTCTGTTGTATCTTCTAGTTTTAATCCTAGTAAATCAAAACCTCTTTCAAACATAGAATCCCATTCTCCTCTAGAATCTCTATCAGCTTGAAAGTTATCTATCACTGTGCTAGAAATATCTTTTAGTACTTCATCATCTAATGTTTCAGCAAGATTAGAATAATATTCTTTTGCTGTTACTTCTTCCTCTATATTCTCCTCACCAAAGTTTACTACAACTCCACCATCTGTATCTACTTCAAAAGATACACCAGCATCTTCTTGAGGTGCATTAATAGATACTACGTTTGTTGTTTCTTCTTTTTGTTCAAATGGGTTTTTTTCTACTGCCATTATTTATCCTCTCCTAATAATTCTTTTCTTCTTGGTAAGTCTTTTAATCCTCCACTTTGATTAATAGCTTTAACTTCATCATCTCCTAATATTCTACTTATTTTCATTTCTCCACCAATTAACCAACTTGTTTCTTTTACTCTAGGATTTGTATTATATTTATAAAATCCTCCTGATGGTATTTTATCTGTGATATGTGCAGTTCTTGCATCTGGTGTACCATCTTTTTTTATTCTAGCATTTTTATTAGCAATAGATTGATAATCTATATCTGCAGGTAATTCTACTTCTGCCCATACTTGATTATCTTCTCTCATGTTAGGTTTAAATTTTCTATCAGTAATTCTATTACCTGTAGCAGGGTCTACCTTTCCACCAATGTGTGTGGCCACTGGAAACTCTCCAGCATGAAATCCAGGTCTATATGCTAACTCTCCTGCAGAGGATTTTACTTTACCTGTCTTTGCTAATTTACCTGCCTCAGCTTTAATCCACTTACCAACTGGTAAATCTTTATTACCTTTCATTTTTACAAATAAAGGAAATAATTTTTTATCTTTTACTTTAAATAATTTATATGCCTTTACAGTATTTTTAGGTGTTACTTTATCTAATGTAGTTTTTTGAACTGCTTCAGCAACATCATCAATAACGTGTGCAGTTTCATCTACACTGGTTGAAGCAGTTTTATTAATTATATCGTCAATCTTTTTTGATAATAATTTAGCACCTGCTTTTGTTCCTCTAGCTGCAAAACCAAATAAAGGAATAGAACCTAAAGCTGCTAGTGTTGTAAGACCAGCTTTTAATGCTGTCTCACCATAATTACCTTCTTCAAATGCTTCTTTTGTTTCTCCAGCAAATTTTTTAGTTTCATATGCTGATATAGCTTCACCAGTTCCAGGAGCTACTGCTAAACCTAATTGTTGTGCCATAGGTAAATCTTCATATCGTTTATATATATTCTCTGCAAAATCTGCTAAGTTTTGTTTTTCAACATCATTTAACTCAGGCATTTCAAACTCAGGTTCAACAACAGGTGTTTCACGTTTAGGTGCCTGTGTTGCTAGTTGTGTATATAATTCTGCTGGGTTCATTTAATACCTAATTTTTGTTTTTCTTTTGTAGTTAAGAATCCTTTATAATCTACACCGGATTCAAAAGCAGCTATAGCATTTTTAAGATTTCTATTCTTTGGTGTTTTCTTTAACATCTCTTTTAGTTTACCACCAATCGTTTTATTTTTTGTACCTTCTTGAAATTTAAATTTATACGTTAATCCTGCACTGCCTTCTTTTCTATCTGTTCTATAACTTCCTTTACCTTCAACAGAATGTCTGCCTTGTTTATATTCTAGTTTACCTTTTACTCCAGCACCTTTTAATTTATCAGAACCTTTTACAAGACTTTTAGTTTTACCATATCCTTGTATCTGTGCATTTAGTTTATCACCAAGTTTTACATCTAGTTTAGCTTTTGCTTTACTTAGATTAATATTAGCCTTTGGTTTTATAATTAGTTTTGATTCTTGTTTTTTCTTTTTATTTTTTTCCATATTTACCTCTTACATATATTATACCACTAAACTCTCCAATATGCAACTCTTTTTTTAGAATTATTTTCTTCAGCTAAATATGGGTCATCAGGATGTGTTAATCTCCAGGACTCTTTCATGTAATGAATTGCCATTGTCATAGCATCTACCTGGTCATCATGAGCAGCATTAGGAAACTGTAAAATCTCTGTGTATAAATCATCAGACCATTTTTTATTCTTAGGTAACCAGACTCTACCTGCCTCTATCATTGGTGATGCTGCATACACTCTGGATACTTTATCTTTGTCTGGTATATAATCTTGTACTGGCAATCCAGCTCTACGCATATCTTGCAATAAAGATTGTCCAGATGCTTTCTTTTCTATGATACATACATCTGGTAAAAACTCATCATACAACATTTGTGCAATTCTACGTAACTCTGGATATTCAAATCGGCCTCGCATGTTTCCTAATAAAATTAAATTAGGTACAAACTCTTCGTAACCATTCTCACCTTCTGAATATCTATTGAAGATACCCCAGGTTTGTATTACACTGTAGTCTGCAGTTGTCTTAGTAGAAAAAGCAGTATCATACGTTTGAATTACAAAATCACATGCAGGTGGTTCATCATAATCCCACCACTGTAACCATTTCTTTTTTATAAGACCACCTTCATCTGGTGTTGGGTCCTGCATATACAAAGCATTCCAGTATCGTGAACCATTCGAGGCACGTATTTCTTGTTCGTCAATCTTTAATGATTCATCTGTCTTCCATTCTGGAAAGTAACTACCACCTACAGGTAATTGTAATAACTCGGCACTAGGTTCATCTAGCCATGCAGGTATTCGTATTACTTGCCAAGGTAGAATATTTGTAAACTCGGACTCTTGTTTTAATAACCAACCACATAAATCATCATAATGGTACCTGGTGTTAATAATTAAGATACTTCCGTTAGGCATAATACGAGTTCTTAGACCTGCAGGGTACCATTCTTTTACATATCGTCTTCCTGCTTCAGAGTATGAGTCTTCTTCCGACATCACATCATCAAGAATTGCTATATGTGCTCCTCTTCCTGCGATTTGACTTTTAACACCTGCTGCATAGTAGCTGCCTCCTCTGTTTGTTTTCCATTTTCCGGCTGCTCTAACGTCTGTCCTAAGAGAAACACCTGTAAATACATCTTGAAAAGTTTTAGTTGACACAATATCTCTGACAGACCTACCGAAATCGCTAGAGAGCTGGTCACTATGAGAGACTGTAAGTATTTCATGTTCAGGATTCCTTCCAATATACCAAGCTGGGAACAATTTAGAGCAGATTACAGACTTAGAACTACGTGGAGGCAAGAATACCATCAGCCTTTTGATAGTTCCTGCTTCTAATTGTTTTAATTTTTCACTGATTACTTCAATATGCTTGCCCATCTTCCAGTCTGAAACGATTGTTGGAGCAAATCTACGTACAAATGTAAGGAAATCTTGCTTGGAGTGATGCCTTATATTCTTTTCCCAGTGTTTTTTATAGTTAATTACCTCTTCCATAATATTATTATACCACATTTCTGTAGAAAAGGCAAGTAAAATATGTTTATATAGTTATTTATATAATATATATAATATATATAATATATATACTTTATAATTTCAAGTATAATAATAAAAATAATAATAATTATAATAATAATATTAATATATTTATAATATTATATATACTATATAGACTCGGCCTTGTCTATGAAGCCGAGTATTTTTGTAAATATGTTCCAGGGTCATATATATATAGATAATAACGCAAAATTTTTGCCTGCACTATGCAGTTTTTGCTATGTTTGCTCTTTTTCTGGCCAAAAACTATAGTTACTGTTGGCCATCTATAAAAATTATATGTCTATACAAGCTATAGAGATTGGTCTGTTTGTGTTATATAATATAAAAAAGCCTTATTTCTGAGCAGTTCATATAGATTTATATAGACTTATAGGACTAGGCCATCTGTCAATAATATGACTTAATAAATATATATGACTAGGCAAATGTCAACAATTTGACTTTCGCTGCCGATTTATTTTTTACATTTATTTACATTATTTAGTTGTATTAATATAAAAAGTATGAGAGAATAAAAACAATTAAAATAATGAAAGGTTTAAACTATGAAAAAAGACATTAACAAACTAGGCTTAAAAGTGGCATTAGATATGCTTTTAAAAAAAGACAAAGAATTAAGACAAGTAAAATCTGACAAGTTAATCAGTGATTTTACAATTAAGATGCTTAATGAATTAATAGAAGATAAAGACAAAGAAATTAAGAGGCTTGAATGTTTATTAAAGAAAAATTATATTACACAATAAAATATAATATTTATAAAAGAGTCATAAAGTTTAATGGCTCTTATATAAGTATTATTAAAATACTTACTGGCAAGGCTAGGCCAGTTTTAACTAGCCATTTAATAAAGGACTATGTATTATGAAAAATACAGATAATAAAACAAATAGATATGGCAACCCTATCACAAACAAAAACTATAGGGTTCAATATCAAAGTGTAAATAGAAACACTGTAAACGGAAGATTTGAGACTAAAAGCTGGTTCAAACTTTTAAAGAAAAAAGTAAGACAAGGTCTTAAAAATGTTGCAGTTCTAGATACTAGATTATTTGATTAGTTCTAATTCGGCATTGTTGGCCTTAGCCGGTCGGCAGTGCCATTTTTAAAGGTGATATAATGAAAAAAGAAATACAAAAATTAAAAGAGTTAAACAGTGGACTTGCTCAAGTGTGTAGAAATAAGACTATTAAAATAATAGAGCTTGAAAAAAAGATTAAACATTTAGAAGAATTAGATAGAAAAAACTTTTTAAATATACTAAAATTAGAAAATAAAATTCAAAATTATGAGGCTAATTTTATTGAGTGCTACAAAGTAGATGCTTTACAAAATGACTATATTAATGCTTTACAAATTATTGAAAATTTAAAAAATAAAAAAGAGGTGAAAAAATGAAAAAAGAGGACTTACTTTGTATATCTAAAGGTATAGGTAAAATGGATAGAATCAGGTCTATTTCTACCAATACTTTAACAAATGAATTTTGTAAAAAGATGCATGCAAGTGTTTCAAGAGTTTATGAAATAATATGCAATCATTGCTATAGCTATGAAAGTTTAGAAGTGGCAAGGTTTCCGAATCAAGTAAAAGCACTACAAAGAAACAGTGATATATTAAGCACCAAAGAACTAACAGAACAAGAGATATATCAAAACTATATGTTTAATGATGTTATATTTAGGTTGCAATCGCATGGTGACCTTATAAATGAATTACATTTAAAGAACTTAATGGCCATAGTAAAGGCCAACAAGTGGACTACATTTGCACTCTGGACTAAAAGACGCAACATTATAGAGGATTATTTTGACAAGTATGAAAAGCCTGACAATTTAATCCTTGTGTATAGCAACCCACTAATTAATAAAGTTCAAGATGCAAGTATTAAGAGGCCTATATATTTTGATAAAATATTTAATAATGTTTCTAAGGACTATTTAAAAGAGCAACAGAACTGCACCGGTCAAAAATGTTTTGATTGTAGAAGATGCTATATTAAAAGCAATGATAATACCATAATAGAGGCAGTTAAAACAAATGGTAGGCCTAAGAACTTGCCAGAGATAGTAGTTAAAAAGAGCAATAGAATATAATAAAAACTTATAAGAGATATAGATATAATAATAATAAAAAAAATGTACTATAATAGTATGAATAATAAAAAACAAATAAATAAAATGAAAGTGAGGATAATATGAAAATAAAACATATTAAAAAATTTGTAGAAGTTGCTCATAATAAAGAAGTTCCTAAAGATATTCAGGAATTTTTCAAAGAAGTAAGAAAAGGCCAAGCAGTTGAAGAAATGGACTTTGTACACTTCATAAGAGCAGTTAGAAAAGAGGCTAGAGAATAGCCTTTATACATGGAGAGTGTCTATTGGGTTGTGTGATTTATAGGAGTGATATCCTTTAGAGTGAAACAGCATAGGCCGTTCTTGGAGTAATAAAAGATAATCCTTAGAGTTATAGCTAAGGTGTCCAAGCAGGAACTATAACTTCCTGAAGATTGGTTCGAATCCTTTACTCTCCATCTATAAAGACTATAAGAAAAACTTATAATACATATAGATAGATTATTATAATAGTAGGAGTAAGATAAAATAAAAAAAAATAAAATAGGAGTATTATAAAATGAAGATAAGAGAAAAAGAATATAAAGAAACATATATACAATTAAGAACTTTTATATCTCAAGCTAAAAGAGTTTATGCTTATGTAAAGTTAACCACTGAAGAGATAGAAGGAGTATATGTAAAGCTAAATAAAAAAGATTTAATAATTAATTTAGATGAGTTATATTTAAAAGATAAAGATAATTGGCAAAACATAATAGACACATCTTCTTTTCATTTTCATACTAAAGATAACAAAGTTTGGTACTTTGGTAGAAAATGGTTAGGAAGACCGGAAGATGTTTTTATAAATTAGGAGTAAGAAAAGTGAACAATTACAAATACATACAAGAAATATTTAAAGTAAAAGATAGCTATGTAAATGGATTTTTAAATTTAACAAATGCTATTGACAGACTTTTAGAGTTCGGCTATTCTTATGAAGAGGCTAAGGAATATTTAAATAAGGAGATTACAATATGACTAGATATAATGAAATAAATATACAACACTTTGCAAATTTAGTGCAAGAAATAGATGTATCTAAGTATACTCAAGAGGAGTATAGAGAGATAGTAGAAGAAATATATATGTCTATCTTCAGGCATAATACTAAAGGAGAATATGTAATTGAAACAATGCCGAATGATAAAACTAATTGGAAAGTATACAAGCCAAAACAAACTAAGGAAGAGGCATTATTAATTATTAATGGAGATAAAAATGGGTAAAGTAAAACAAGAAATTATGGAACAAGATATAAAGACTTGGAACATTATAGAAGAACAAATGAAGGAAAGCGAATCATTAAGTGAGGCTATTGACAGAGTTGATAGGTTAATGATACAAGGAGTAATAGCATTGCCTTTGGATTGTGATAACTGGCACGAACTAATAGACCAAATGTATGAACACTGGCATGAGATGTGGAGTAAGTACACATCTTGGCCAACATAATTAATAGGAGAATAATATGGAAGAATTTACAGATAGAGAAAAATTAATACTTGACTTTTTAAAAGATAATAATGTAGATATAGAAGAAGTTATAGATGCTATTATTAAAGCGAATGGATTTGTAGGAGTAGGGTTAGTAAGACTACAAGACATTTTAATAGATGCAGTTAAGAAACATTTTAAACAAGAATCACTAGATAAAATAATGAATGGGTAATAGATATGATACAGAATAATATAACAAGAACTGAAGAGTTACAAGAAATAGTTAAAAGTGTTATTGCTTTAAGGAAGATAATTAATTATGAGGCAAGAGCAGAGTTAGAAAATATTAATACTGCTCTACAAAAATTAATTACTAAAGAAATACAAGAACTAAAAGAGTTCACAAAGTATTGTGATGAAGAAGAGGATAGGTATGCTAATCAACAAGCAGATTTACAAAAAGAAAGTGAGGTTGCATAATGAAATTAAGACAGACACAAAAGACTAAAATTGAGAGAATGTTAGATGACATAGAATATTTTTTAGAGGCTATGGAACAACAAGAATATATAACATTTGATTTAGAAAAAGATTTAAGGAGACTACAAGCTATGCTTGATAGTGTTAGAGAGGAGATAGAAAGTAAATGAATATCATTACAGAAAGCCACAATGAGTTACAGAATATTTATTTAAAAGTAATAGGAGAGATTGAAGATAAAAAAGAAAAAGAAATAATACATTGTTTATTTCAAGATTTATCAGACAAGTTACTTGACAATGTAAAAGAAGAGGAGTTAAAGAAATGAATTATTGTTTTTATTTTTTGGCCGGTGTATTATTTATGTCAGGCATTAGTGTGCTATCGAATACCACTGATGATAACAGTTTAATCTTTGGTGCAATTATGTTAGCACTAGGAATAGGAAGTTTTTATATGGGGAGTAAAATAGATGACTAAACATTTAACACTACAAGAACATTGGGATTTACATCAAGGCCTATGGAAAATGCTAGGTTGCAATATGGAAATTAAGTATCAAGATAACAATAATATTGTATATGTTGACAAGAAAGAAAATATACAATACACTTATTCAGCATTAGGAATTTTGCAGGAAAAACAGTTATGACAACAAAAGCTAAAAAGAAAATAAAAAAGAAACCTAAAATTACTTGGGGTTGGATATATGGAGATGAGTGTCCGGAACTATGGGAGCACTTTGGTTTTCCATATCCAGACCCAGATGATAGAATGAAATTAAAGTTTGTTAAATATGAATCAAAGGAGATGCAACGTGGATAATGTTTATTTAAGTGCAGATGAATACATAGAGTATACTTGTGAACAAGCAGATAAAATGATGCAGATGAAGTTAGGAAAAAGTTATACTACTTATGTTAAAAATATTGGTAAAGAAACAAGTTATACTGAAGAAGGACAAGATATATTTAATGATATATTAAATGCAGTAGAACAATGCCTAGCTGATGTAGGTATATACAATGAGGAGGATAAAGATGGCTAAGTATACAATCTATGCAAAGAAGGTGTATTACTATCGTAAAGATATTAATGCTCAAGATAGGAAGAGTGCAGAAAAAAGAGGTGCTGACTATGAGGCAGATGATAATGCAGAAAGATTATTTGAATCTTCAGGTGAGGAATTTTATATAACAAGTATAGAGGAGAGTGATGATGATACAGACTGTTAAAGAGTTAATAGATGAATTACAAAAATGTAATCCAGACTATCCGGTTCGTATTTATTTTAATGATGATATAAAAGAGATAGAGTTAGTAGATAATACACTTCAAGATAGAGTAGATATTAATATGTTAGAAGAGGAGAATGAAGATGGCAGATAATTTTTTTGAAGGTGCAGTAAACTCAGACATAACTGATAAGCTAGAAAAGTATGAAGAACTATGTGAGGCATTAGTGGGTATAGATGCTACTGAAAGATATACTCACGAGGATATGCTTTCATATATTCATAATTTAAAAACAATAGAGGAGAAATATTATGACGAACAAAAGTAAACCAACAATAAATACAGTAACATTAAACTTAATTAATAAACTCAAGAAGATAGATGATACAATCAACGAAGGTGCTTGGGAGTATATAAATATAGGAGATGTAATAAGAGTACAAGATGCTTTTGCTGAAGTTATTAGTTACTATGACCTAAAGAAAGAAGGTGGTATACA